AATAAAGCACCCTTCATGGTTCTCTTACCAGCTTTATCAATCAACTTCTTCATCTTGGGTAAGAAGTTTCTAAATGTTTTACCTGAAAATAAATCCACATATGTAAATGGATTTAATAATGTAAATATTACCTTTCTAAATCCACCAATAATCTTACCTATCACCGTAGTAATAATTAATGCTCCACCACCCAATGCTGCTAAACTAAGAAATGGTCTTTCTGCAATTAAGTCAAGCATTTTCTGAAACTTTAAAAGGTTCTCAGGATTGGCTAACCATGACAAAGCTGCATTAACTCCAGTACCTAATAAGAATAACTTTCCAAAGTCTAATATCTTATCAAAGATGTTCTTAAATGGTTTAGTTACTGTACTTGCAGTTGATTTAACAAATTTAGCAACCTTTACTGCTTCTATTCTACCTTCTTTATCCTCACGTTTACTATCTAATTTATTTTTCCTCTCTTTTTCAAGAAAAGCTCTTTGTGCATCTAATCTTTGACTAAAATCTTTCTCTAATTGTGCTGCAACATCTGTTATGATTGCATTTGTTGTTATTAATGACTGTTCTAATACGTTTACCTTTGGTGTTAATTTGTCACCTATTTGAACTTTCTGTGCTTTAAATATATTTTTTAACGTAGTAATCTTTTTTTCATTATTGGCGACTCTCTCCGTTAGATTAGGTGAACCTATCTTAAAGGTGCTTCTATTAATCTTAGGACCACCACTCATGGCAGCCATTTTATTCTCAAAATTTTCAAAGACGGGAGATGATTTATCCATTTCTTTGTTGTGCTTTTAAGTTCTCTTCCTCAATGTGCTGTTGAAGTAATGATATGTATATCTCCCTTTCCCAAGGGATCATGTTCTCAATTTCAGTTAATGAGTATTTATGATGCTGAATCAAAGCAAAGTTTATCTTATAGTATGACTCCAGATTCGTATGAGCCATACCTAATTGAAAAAAGCTGCTAGTCCCTCCAGTATGACAGTAGATTCAACATTAGTTTTTGGATTAGTCACTTTTACTCTATGTGACAATTTAGGCATAGTATCAAAAAATTTCTCAATTGTTTGGAATTGTTTGCTATTGAGTTGTTCTATAAAATCTTCCAATTCTTTTTCAGTTGACTCAGATGCATTCCAACTTTCCTCTTCACTAAAAATCATATCAATAGATGATGTAATCACTTTCATTGTATTTTTAATTGTATCATCAGTTGATTCAAAATTACTTTCAATAAATTGATCCATAGATGGATATTTCAATTTTAGAGATAAATTATCATCAATTTTAACTATATTTGTATGAGATTTATCTTTTTTCACTTTGATTGATTCTAAATCAATTGGAACTTCTACAGAAGTTTTTTCATCATCAGGACAAATGATATTTACATTAATTGTTTCACCAACAGACTTTGATCTTACATTTAAAAAGATATACTCAATATCAAAAGTAGCAAGATTTTGAACCTTAACTCCTCTTGTCATAATACATGCATCAAGTATTTCAACTACTGCATCAGTAATTTGTTTCTGATTCTCAGTTTCAAGTGCCATGATGAGAATCTTTTCCTCTCGTACAAGAAAAGGTCTGTATTTTATCTTCTTTCCATTCGATGGTAAACTCAATTCATACGTTGGAGTATTAATCTTAGGTAATGGCATAATGTTTCAATTCATTAAAATTATTTATATGGGTATTTTAACCTCTTACTATATAGCGGTCATAATTGAAAGATACGGTGACTTTTAATATTTCAGCAGATCCATAACTGACTGGAACCGATGACATTGCTTTTGGAAATGCATTGATAAATTGATATCTCATTGTTCTCTTGAAGTTTTTCTCAAACTTATTGATATACAAGGTATTACATTTATACGAGTCAGGATATCTCATTCTACGATAGAATGATTTTGTTTGCTGTTCCATAAATGGACTTGCACCACTTGAAATATATTCCATCCATCCTTCAAATATTTTCAATAATGTATAATTTTCGTCAACATAAAAAGTAAAATCAATATCTGTGTAAATTCTTGTATGAGCAAACTGTTGAGGTATACCCATGAAATTATCTTTTACCTCTGCTGTTGCATATGATGATGTGGGTAAACTTGCATCACTACAAAGTATTCCACCTCTTTCTGCAAGAAATCTTCTAAAATCAGAAGCGTTTGAAAATGCTTGTATAT